CGCGCTATCGGTTCAAAGATTGCCACATACGCCAGCCCCGCACCACAGATCCAGCCGACAAATGGGCGCCAACCGGCCACAAACCAGTTGGTGCTTTTTGCTTCTTCCATATTGGTCTGGATCTGCAATTTCGCCAGATCTGTTGCCGCCGCAAGCTGCGCCAGTTCGCCATTCTGTTGCATTTCCAGCAGTTTGAGTTTGGCCTGCTCAGCTTGCGCCGGATCGGGGAAAAATTTATCGACCAGTTTGCTGCCAATATCGAGGATGGCACCGAGAGGAAACATTATCTCTCCAACAAAGCGTTAATCATGTTTTGAATTTGAAGCGAATCCGCTGTTCCTAACCACTCAGCCCTGCGATTCTGTATATACATCAACTGTTGAGGGGAGCACCTGTTGCCGTTTTCTTTTAGCCACTGCACCGCTAATTTATGCCTCTCAGTTGGATCATGCGCCATTAAAACGATGGACTGAAACTCATAAACAGAACACCGATTCTCCGCGCTTCTTGCAAACATTACACACAGCAAAATAATGGAAATCCACCACCATCTCACTTTGCCATCTCTGTGTTGGCTAAATTTATCCTCGTCTTAACTGCATTTAAATCCGATGGTTCCGACTTAAATCCAACCGTCGTGTAACCGTCAAAAGCGCCCATTTCAGGCGGGATTGAGCCACGGCATACAAACTTCACACCCTGCTTTGATTCCCACTCCGAGGACTTACCGGTGATTACCAGATTGGCGCACTGCACTTCCCCGTTAAGCATGGCAATGATCGACGAGTTCCTCGCGGGGTCTTGGCTGAACAGGCTGCTGTTCATGCCGTCCAATTCTTTGTCGCGGCCCTTTTCATTCAAAGACAACATTGTGGTGCGGCTGTTCACCGTCAGATTAGCCTTGAAAACAACCACCGTCGTTGCTTCCAAATCCTTTTGCAAACGCTCGGCAATCGGCATCAGATGTTCGACTTCACGTATCTTAGGAACGTGACTGCTACTGGTAATTGCATGAAGTATTACTTGTCGGCTATCCCACGCAAAATACCCGAGAAAAAACACCGAAGCCAGCAAAATGACTTCAAACAGTTTAAAAGGCGTATCCACCCATTTAATGAGTTCGATCGCCTTGTCAACCATGCTGGTTTCGGTTTTAACGACCGATTTCTTCGGCGCACGTTTGGTAGCCATCATCAGGTCTTTGTCACAAGATGCAGCAATAACATGATAATGGCCCCCGCCGTTCCGATCAGGATGGCTTCAATCCGCTTGATACGCAGGATGGTTTCAGTCCAGCGTTCCTCACAAACGGCCTCATGTGTATTTACACGCCCTTCCAGTTCGTTGACGGTGACCATTATCAACCCCTACGCTGCCGCTTCTTCTTTGGGCGGCTCGACTTGCGGCTGCGCTTGGCTTTGAATCTTCACGATCAAAGGAAAGCAACCTGATTTCGAGGGCAAAGAACCCAAAACTTCAAGAATGAATTGCACTTCATTCTGCTCTAATTCCAGCTTAATCATTACTTATCCCCTATGGGTTGAGTTGTGAGTAGACGCAAAATAACAATGCCCACCGAGATCGCAATCCCGACAAACATCTGTGCCACTGGCGTCATCGGCAGCAAATTCAAGTAGCACTGCACCACAGACAATACCGCGATGATGATCGCATACCAGACGGTTTTAGATTTGAGCAGTTGCATCTTCTACTTTCGGCAGCGAGGCTTTGTATGCTTCGATCACTTCCGGCGTCCATGCCGTATTGCAAATCGCCACAACCTTTTCCGGCACACCCGTCAAGTCTTGGTCGGGCGTCAGGCTGCTGCGGTGATAGGTCTTGGTCAGTTCAATGCCATCTTCCATGATGCGGGTGACTTCGCGGAAAAGCACGATGCCGTTTTCCGTTACTGTAATTTGATCGACTACGGTTTCTTTGGTGATTGCCATTTTTGTTTCTCCTTTGTCTGACTACACTAATCCGGTGTAGTTAAGGGTTAAACGTAGTATGTGCAGGTAAAATATATTGATGAGGTATTTGTGAAGTTTGTATCTTGAACTGATGTTGACTGGGTAGCACTAAAAACCCTTAAACTAATTTGCGTCTGATATATATCAACAGTCATTGGGCCGGTTAAACCAGACATGCCGCCGTAATAAGGAACAATGCCAGCGCCGTTACCAAGCACACTTGGCCCGTTAAACGGAATTCCGTAAATTTCCGCGTAAGTAGTTGACGAACCTTTATTGCTTAAAACAATGTTGGCAGTTATGCGAACCAAATTACCTATTTTCGTATATGTTCCGGTTTGCGTTGTGTAGGTAATTCCAGTTGATGCGCCGCCGAATTTTATTGTCGGCGTCCACGTTCCCTCCTCATAATCATCCAGCGTATTCGCGTCTGACGATGTAACCTGTGTTGCCGGAAACGTAATCCCACTCTTTAATTGCAGCACACCGCCGTTTGCGTTTGCGCTTGTAACCCCCACCAGCAAGTTGCCGGAGGAGTCGATGGTTACTGCATCAACCGCGCTCCCAGAACTCAAAGGCCGTAGCACGAGGCTGATGCTATTTGCACCGTTGCTGACTGCGGTGATTCGCGCCTTGGTATTGTCGGATGACGTAGAGAGAAGCAAGCCTGCCGCTGTGCCGTAAGCGTTGGTGCCGGTAGTGTTGTCACCGCTAAATACCGCAGCGCCACGAGAATCAAGTTTCTCTTTAGGCAAACTCGTCCCAATCCCCAGCCCTGTGCTGGTCAGGCGCATTTGTTCGGACGCATTTAACTGGAAAACCATCGGCAAGCTGCCGCCGGAATTAAGCGTAAGGTTTGTGCCGTAATTGGTGTAAGCGTCAGCCGTTATAGTGCCCGACCGTGCAGTGATGCTGCCGTACACATCAAGACGCACACCTGATGAAGCACCCCCAACACCCAAGTTTGTCCCATCAAACGTCAGCGCAGAACCAGTGGTCAGGACTTTGCTACCGTCAAGATAGGCTACGCCGTTAGCGGTGCCGCCTGAGAGGGTTGTTGTGCTAGATGCACTCAGCGTCGTAAACGCACCCGTCGATGGTGTGGTCGCGCCTACGGTGCCGTTGAGAGGGCCCGACAATCCTGCGGCAGTCAGCGTCGTGCCATTGAACGTCAAATTGGCAGAGTCTTGCAGCAGACCGCTTGCACCTGCGTATGTCACGCGGCCAGAGGTGAGGGCAGAATCCGTAATGCTGGTGGACGCGACCAGCGAGGTAACGGTAGCCGCCTGGCCGTAGGACAGCGCATCCCCCGTTGCCGTCGCCACGCCAACGCCGGTGAGCTTGAAATTATTAAACGGAATGTTTGCTGCAACAGTCGTTTGCCCGTTTTTGGTAATTGCAGTCGATAGACCGGTCGCCAGATCAGCCGTCAGCGCGTTAAAAGCAGTAGACGAAATAACAGTGCCGGTAACAACCGGCTGACCTGCAGTGTTGATATTAAAAGTGCCGCTTCCGTTGTAGCTCATTTTTTATGTCCTTTATTTCGTGACAAGATACAAGAAAATTAAGTATCTTATTGTTCCACGTAATTCGGTAAAGCAGCGCTTCCAACAATGCCAGCGCCTTCTTTAAGTTTTCTTGCAAGAGCAAGTGTTTTTTCTGATACAGGACCCTGACCTAAATATGTTTGTCCTATTTTACTTTGCATAATTCTTTGCATCGGAACAGAAACCCCACCAATACCGCCTTCTAATACTGCAGTGATTGGATTATTCATCAATTTTTGATAAAAACTGCGTTGCGCTGTTCCTGAATTTGGAATTTGCTCTTTTACAAAAGCTTGCCCAATTCTTGCTAAATCTCCTAAAGTTTGATTGCTGGTTCCGTATGTAAATCCTTTTTTGTCAACAGACATTAAAGCCTGCGCAAGTTTTGCCGGAGATACATTTCCAGCAACCGCATCTGCAGACGTTGGCGCTGCTGCTTTTTCAATAACTTTTAAAGATTGCCATTGTTGACGCGCCAATGTCCATGCATCTTTGTCTGTTGCTGAAACAGATCCGGTTGCGGCTTCATCCAAACCAAGTTTAAGCGATTTTAAAGCTTGTCCTAATTCGCTATTGCCAGAAGCAAACGCATCATTTGATTGTTTGCCAAGTGTTGATCTAATTTTTTGGTAATCTTTACCGCTAATTGTTTTTTGCGTTGCAAGTTCAAGTCCTTTGTCTACCGCATCACGCACTGCTGGTTTTGTAAAAGGATTTATGCCGCTTTCAATGTTAACCAATGAATCAAGAAAATCATCAGCAAGAGTTACAGTATTTCTTTTTGATAATTCATTAAAAGATTCACCAATTCTTGTGCGCGCAGCATTTAAAATTTCAGGCGTTGCTTTAGTGCTAGATTCTCCAATTGTTTCTAATGCGGCTTTATTAAATGCAGATCGTTGCAATTCTTTTACCAATGCCTGACGATCAGCAGTTAACGGCAATTGATCTAAAACAGATTCAATAATTTTTAAAGGTTTTGAACCTGTTTTATCTGCTGCCGTCAAAGGAATGTTATAAACATTTTCAGCTTTAGACGCTAATGCGGATACCTCTGGCGTAAGCTGAGACTGCACAGGACGTATTACTCGTCCAATTACATTGGCGGCACCTTGGCCTAAAGCGCCGCCCAAAGCACCAGCGCCGATGTTTTGCGCTCTTGACTGCCCGGTTTCGACTGGTTGCGCCGCTCCAAGCAAACCCCCCCCAATGGTGGCGCCAGCTATTGTGTTGGCTCCTGGAATCATCATGGTAGGCGCCAGTGCGGCCACGTTGCCGACAACATTTCCGGCCATTCCGGCGCCGGTATTTATTAGCGGCTTATCCAATCTTGCAGATTCATCAATTGACGATTGAGGAATGGCGCCGACAAGTTGCCCAACGCCGCGGCCAATGTCTGAAAATGCTTTACCTGCGCCAGCAAGAAAACGCTGACTTGTGCTCATTCCTTCCGTTGGATTGATTCCGGCAATAGAAAGTTGTTCAGCAGTGGCGCCTTGCTCTGCCATGCGGGCCTGCCTAGCATTGGTGACTTTTGCTTTTACGCTAGGATCGTCGGGTTTAATGTTATCTGGAATATTTCTTATAACAATCCCGTCTTTTGTCTCAATCTCGTAAGCCATTTAATAATCCACCGTGTATCTACGCTGATTTGATTGCGGTGATTGCGTTTGTTGATTTGCTGCGGGCGCGTTAAGCCGCTCATATTTTCCATAAAGTTTTTGCATTGTATCTAATGCAGCAAGTCTTGCGCTAATTGGCAAATTGGAATTGCCAGCATCACCAGCCGCTTTTTTGTAAAGCTCGACATCCATATTAGATTGCTGCCCTTCCATTCTAGGCACTTTTGATGTCAATATTGCAGAAATAACTTCAAGTCGTTTTGCCTCGTTTTGCCCTTTCGGTGCTATGCCGACAATATTTCCAAGATAATCAATAAGACTGCCGCCCACGCTGGCAGTAGGTAATGGTTTTTGTCCAGGCGTTCCGGTCAATGGATTTACGCCAGTTAATATATTTCTTGCTTCTGTAATGGCTTCGCCAAGGCCGGACATTCCTTGTTCTTTCTTTTGCTGCGCTTCAAGTGCCGCAGCCGCTAATTTTTGACGCTCTCTCCCGCTTAATTGAACTGGGCCGGCAGCGGTTTGGATAACATTATCTTGATTTGTTTGCACAGATTGACCAGTCGGGCCAACCGCATTAGGTGAAAATGCCGGCGTTACTGATTGAGCAGGACGAGCTGGCGTCATGCCGATACGAGGTGCGGCTTGCACAGGCGCGACACTAGGCGCAGGCACAGTTTGCCCAACAGGCCGTGCCGCTGACGGCATAACCGGCGCAGCAGGTGCGGCACCTGCGACAGTAGGCGTAGGCAAATAACTGGGACCAGTTGCAGGCGGCATTGCGGCGCCGCCAGCGCGAATGTTTGTATCAAAAAATAATTGTTGCGCGCTGATTCCAATTTTGGCCGCATCATTTTTCAATTGCGCTTGTTGATTAGCAGACAATTGATTAAAGTTTCGATCCGATATCGCGCGTTCTTGTTCCAGCCTTGCAGCGGTATCCGGCGATACAGTGCGCGGAATTTCCTGTGCATTTTGCTCATATCCAGTTCGGGGAACCATCGTGCCGCCAACATTAACATAATCTACTTTCGGTCCTTGTGCGCCGCCAAGGCGAAATGTTGATTCCGGATTCGGCGAATTCATATCAACAAACCCGACCCGTTTCCCGCCTTCCGGCGTCGGCAGTTCCACCTTTTCCCATTTCGACGCTTTGGGCAATGACGCCGCCAAAAGAGCGCCGCCAGCGCTTTGAACCATCGGATTGACAGAACTCATGGACATTTCCAACGCGCGCGCCATATCCGGCCCCTGCGCCGGTCGACCGGGGCCGCCGCCCAGTTCTTCCGCTGGCATTTGTATTTCCGGCGTGCCTTTCAATGCGTTTATAAACTCGCGTCCTTCCATTTGAGAACGATTCCGCGCCTCGTCTGCAAGCGCCGCTCTTTCTTCCGCAACCTTTTGTTGCCCTTTTGCGCCGGCATAGGCTTGCAGCATTTTTGCCAAACCCGCATAAGGTGAGATTGGCGCCTCGATGCCGGCATAACTGCTGCGCTCGATGGGCTGAAAAGACTGTTGTTGCAGGATTTCGGCCATTTTCTGACGGCGAGCAAGCTCCTCCTGCTGTTGTTGGTATGGGTTTGCTACGTTGAAATTGTAGGATTCAGCCATTGTGATATTCCCTAATTAACGAACAGGCATATTCATCATGCCATAAGCGCCAAGGCCTGCGCCCGCAAGACCAAACAAGCCTTGCGTGTTGGCATTAGCGGCAGCTTGCTGCATGCCGTAATTCTGCAACGCGGCCTGCCCTGCGGCTTGCGCGCCCGCAAAAATAGGCGGCGGCGCAACGTTTGCGCCTTGATAGCCTTGAAATTGCGGCATCTGAATCTGCGAACCACTCATCAAGCCGGCAATCTCGTTTAGCGGTTGATTCCGCAATGCGAGCTGCTGTTGCAGGCTTTGTTGTTGCGCAGTGTTGCCAAATTGAGCGGCTTGCAACAATTGGTTGTATTGTTGATTCTGAGCCGCCAAGGCTGCCTGCTGTTGTTGCAAGGCCGCCTGCTGATTTTGACTGAGCGCCTGATTCGCCAATTGTTGCTGCGTAACCTGTTGCCCGAATCCTTGTTGCTGCGCGGCAAGTGCTGCTTGTTGTTGCGCCAATGCAGTTTGTTGATTTTGAGCGACGGCTTGATTTCTGAACCCTTGCTCGCCCATGATTTGATTATAGTATTGTTGCGCGGCTGCATTTTGTGCCTGTTGAGCAGACAATCCTTGAGCGAAATTTTGCCCGATTGCGGCATTTTGCGCAGCGTTTGCAGCCTGACCTTGACCAAAATTTTGAGCAATTGCTTGATTTTGCAATTGTTGAGCAGTGACATTTTGCGCAAAGTTTTGCGCTGCGGCTTGATTTGCAAGTTGTTGCGCAGATTGACCTTGCGCGAAGTTTTGGGCTGCGGCCTGATTGGCAAACTGGCCAGCCCCCAGTGCTTGCTGATAGTTCTGGCCGGCAGCTTGATTTCGCATTTGTTGCGCCGCCTGCGCCTGCGCAAAGTTAGCCGCAGCCGCTTGATTGCCTGCTTGCTGGTTCTGAAGCGCCGCATTAAACGATGCAATTTGCGCCGCATTCCCGAATTCACCGGCCTGCACGCGCTGATTAAACGCCTGTTGTTGTGCGGCATTGCCCTGTTGTGCGGACGCCATAGCCTGCGCATAATTCTGTTGCATGGCCGCATTTTGCGCTTGGTTGGCCTGCTGGCCGGCGCCAAATTGCGACAAAGCCGCCTGATTAGCAAAACCGCCCAAAGTTTGCGCTTCTCCCAAGCCTTGCTGACGTGCAGCCAGGTCGAGATTTATGCCTTGCAAAGCAGCTTGTGACAGCAGATCATTTTCCCGCTGCCCTTGTTCGGTCAAAGCGGCGTTATATGCCTCTCCGCCGCGGACTAGCCCTTGATTAGCCAGTCGAGTTTCAAGCTGTGCGCGCTGGCGCTCTAGCTGCGGCTGCAATCGAGACATAATCGCCTGCTGCGCCGTAGTGCCCGCATTGATCGGCATTGCGGCCAAATTGGACGTGTCTAATGATGTTTGCAATTGGCCAACCGCAGGGCCGCCTTGAGCCAAACCATACATACCCATCTGCGGGCCGCCGCTGATTTGCCCCGACGCATCCAGATTAGTCTGCAATTGCGGGCCTTGCACGCCGCCCTGTTGCATTCCATATTGCCCGGCAGCAGGACCGCCTCTGGCCATATTGAAATTTATATTTCCTCGCGCCAGTCCATATTGATCTGCCGATGGGCCGCCGCCGGCGAATTGGCGTTCGACATTAGCGCCAGCGGTGCCGAATTGATTGCCGGCGGGGCCGCCTTGCGCCATTCCATATTGGCCGGCTTGCGGTCCGTAATTTACGCCCTGCGCGCTGACGTTTGCGTTAGCCATGCCGTAGCGCCCCAGATCGGGCGTTTCCATTATTTGGCCGCCGCTAACATTTGCGCCCGCCTGCCCGTATCTGCCTAAATCGGGCGTTTGCGCAATCTGTCCTGCATTTCCGATGCCTGTTTGAATACCTGGCAGATTTGGATTAAACGCCGTTCCAAGCACATTGCTTGCGGTTCCTAGACCTTGCTCGCCCAAGTTGGCCAAAGCCCGCTGAACACGTTGCTGAGCGTCTAGCGTGGCTTGTGCGGCCGGCGTCAATGTTTGCGTGATCGTGGCCTGATCGGCGTTCGCATTGGTCGTAAATTGCTCGCGCGTCGGCGCAGGGCCGGCAACGCCAGAATTTGCCCAATCCGTCATTGCCTTTGCGTAGGCGTCTTGGTCGAGACCATAGGTGGTGCCGCCTTCATCGCTGCCCGTGGCAACCCTAAATTGGTCTAAAGTCGGCTGTGCACCGCGTTGCGGTTGCGCCGTATAAGCCGCCATCGCTCTATCATAAGCGGCTTGGTTAAAAGTAGGCGTCCCCCACGTGACAGTCTGGCTGCCGAGGGGGCCGATAACGTTTGGATTGTTCATCCGGCCTTGCGCTTGCGCAGTTTCCAAGTTGGCCGCGCCTTGTGCGGCAGCTGCGCCTGCGTAATCCGGTGCCGGGGGCGGCGAAGGGGAAGATTTACCCATGATTTTCTATCCTTTTGCTGTATCGTTTATTTAAAAAACGGCAATCATCTCGGTGCAACGTGTAAAAAACAATGTCACCATTTGGCCTGCCGTTCTTGATTCTGCCTTCTTCCTTAAAACCCATGTTTTTCACCACTTTTGTGCTTTGCGCATTGTCGCTGCCCACCGGCACAATAATTTTTTCCACTTGGCATACGTTATACGGGTAATCAAATATTGCCGCCAAATAGGCCGGCGTCATTTGCCCCTGAATTGCGAAATGGCACCAGATGCTTTGATGGTTCCAGTTTTCATAAATGACGCCGGCAATGATTTCATCATCTCGCTTCAATCCTAAAGCAGTCGCCCTGCCTTCAAAAAAACCGCCATCGACGTGTTTTGCAACCCAATGGCCGATATCCGGCCCTGATGCTATATACCTGCCCATCCGGTTTGAAATACCACATCTGTTGATGCCCATTCAATCTGCAATCCGCTGCTTGCGCTCTTGAGCTGTATAGAGCCGCAATAACCTATGCCGGTAATGCCTTGCCAATTGTTTGTAATTTCCAGACCAGAACCCCAAAAAGCAGAATCCCATCTTCCAGAATCCCACAAACCAACAGATGACGGGGACAATGATAGTGTTGCCGCCGTATCTTCGACGTCAAAATCAACATTCATGCCAACAAAAACTGAAGGCGCGCCATTTGTAAAAATACTAGGCCGCGCTCTAGTGAAATATTTTTTAACGCCTCTGCTATCAAAATAATTAAATGCTTGGAAAACGTTTGTAAAAATGTTTGATGCACCATCAGAATAAGTATCATCCCACGCTTTGACAACAACGCCATCACCGCCATAATACGGGTTATCGTTTAGCGTATCCCAACAATTAGCAGGCCAGTTCTGAAATTGGCACCAGCTTCGCGTGATAGTGTTCATCACGTATTGCTCTTGCTGACCTTCAGCAATTGGCACATTTATCCAGACTGCATTTCGTTTTGCGTTGTAATAAACCTGCCAACCGACAGCGGCATGATCGCCGCCGTAATTGGTTGTTGCCTGAGTAATTGCGCCTTGTATTTTATTTGACAGCGCAACGCGAGGATCAAGCCGAGAAGATTGCAGACTTTGCGCCATTGGCATCAAACCGTCATAAGTCAAAATCAGCAGATCGCCAGCCCATTTCAACATTGACCGGTTGCCGATCGGGCTGCCTAACTTCCAGACGCCCGCGAGCGCCCAAGTGGCATCGCTAGAGGGATCGGTGCCTCGATAAACAATAACTTCGCCATTGCTGGTCACAAAAACAAGGTTATCGTCAACCCCATATCCGGCGTCAATCGTCCAAGTATCCAAATCGACCAGATGGCCGCCAAACTTGGCAATTGCTGATAAATCCAAAACCTGCGCAGCGCCGCCGATTGAACTGGTCGGCAGATACCATGCTTTTAGCGTGTCTTTTTGAATAAACCACAAACGATTTTTAAACAGCGTGACGTTTGATAGCGTCGTTGTTGTAACGCCAGTGATTGCAGGCGTTGATGCGCTATCTATTGCCGTCCAAGTGGTGCCATCGTAAAGGCGCGGCTTATCTGAGCCGTTGACGGTATACAAATAATGGCCGCCGGAGGTCGTTATATTGACGTATTCCCAAATTGCATTAGTAAGCCCTGTTACGCTGGTGGCGGTAGCAACACCTGCAGTTGTGACGTCATAAAACTTTAAATCAGGCGTTCCAACAGCGGCAAACATCTTATTTGAAGTGCCGCCGCTGTAAACCATCAGGCTTTGCACTTGCCCAGTCATGCCGGTTGCCCAGTTTGTTGAGCCGCCGCGCAAAACGCAATTGCTAACAGTGGGGAAAAAATTTATTAACTGCACCGCGTCTAATGGCTCCATGTTTGCGATGGAGTCGCGCGCGTTCCAGCCGCCCACTGGCGCCGGAATAGACGCCACGCGGGCAGCTGCTCGCTGCACCAGCTGATTGACGCCTCTAGTTCGGGCCATATCCGGTGTCCGGTATATTGTCGTAGCCGATCAAAACAGTGCCAGGCCGCGGCGCAAAACTCAGGTTTGCGCTTGACATATCTAGCGCCATCGCGGCCTCAAGTTCCATCAAATAATTTCGATACATGGCAGTCGTATCAAAACCCTTAGCCTCAAAATACTTGAGTTTTGTAGAAAGCACCATCAAACGATCTGGGTATATCGTGGTGTCTGTATCTGCCGTAAAACTGGTTTTTACGGTTCCATCTGCCGCTTCTGCCCATCCGTTGCTGCGATATTCAAATCCGAGGCTTTCTGCCGTAGACATACCGGGCCAAATTTGAAAATAATTGCCAAGCAAACGCCAGCGGATGCGCGGGCCAGTGCTGATATAACCTGACAACAACCACTCCCATTGCTGCGCATCCTCGGGGCCGAGCATTTCCCAATGCTTTGACTTATCCCACATTGTGCGCGGAATAAGCGCCTCGTAATCGCTCGGCAAACTATATCGGATTTTCTGAAAATAGGCGGTTGCGTCAACGCCGCCAGCGGCTGCAAAGTCTTGATTGACGGTCACCTGCGTTGCGCTATCAACCGACACGATATAAGTATTTTGGTTGATGCCAGTGCCTTGCACTTGATAAGTCGCATCTAGACCGGCAGTGCTTGGAATGCCCGTAATTGTGCGCGCTGCGGTGGTCCAGTTTCCGGTCGTGGTCAGGTATTGAGTATAAAATCCGTGTTGCTTTGTCATCGCACGCCAATTGTGTCGGCGCAGCAGTTCATAACCAGTTGCGTTCATCAACGCTAAAATCTGCGTTACATCTTGATTAGTGTTGCCAGCCACATATGTCGGCGTCGAAACGCCGAGCTCATTTGTAACCTGCTGCACAAGCTGCAACATCGTGCTAGACATAATTCAACCTTTCTAAGCGGCCTCGGCCTCTTTGCGCGGGCGCCCAGGCTTGCGAGCCTCCATCAGCATGGCCATTTGCTCTCGCAATTCTTTGAGCTGCGCGCGCGTTTCTTCCAGTTCGGTATCGCTTTGCGATTTGTTCTTTTTGGTCAAATACAGGCGCGCTTTCTCGCGCAAGCCAGATGCGCCCATACCGACGCGCTGTATCTGTGAATCAGTGGCAGTGGCGATTTGCTCAACAGTTTGAAATTTCAAAATCTGCAGTTCTGCCATTTGATGAGAATTCAGTTCCTCGGGGAAGTCTGTATTCCACTTTTCCAACGGAGTGCCGATAGCAGACGCATCAGAACTTTGCATTTTCCAATAAAGATATTGACGCGGAAAACGCTCTTTATGATCTTCTCGCACAGGCTGATCAACGACATTTGTTTTGTCACCAGGCACAATAATCCGCACAAACTCTTTCGGATTTGCCTTGTAATCGCCTTGATCGTTCAAATAAAACTCAACGTGCAAGTGCGAATCTGCATTCTGAATGTCGCTATCTAAAGCCATTTTGCTATCTCCTGTGGGGAAAATTAAGTTTTAGTTCCATTGATGCTATACCAAATCGAATTTGTTACAGCAAAAAATATGCTGGTGTGATCTTTTGAAATGGATGCGGATGCTGATTGATTTATCGTTGTTGTTGCTTCGTATGGATAAACCTTGATCGCGCTACCGCTAGAATTGGCAATAAAAATAGTTGTGCCCATTTGAGTGGGCGGCAGTTTTACGCCAGTTCCAGCGGTTGCCGCATCAATTGAGTTATAAATTTTTGTTAGCTGCAACGCATCCGCGCTAGTTGATCCGGTGGCCGTCAAATCATCAGCGCCGTCGCCACAAATGGCAACGGTCATAAGTTGAGAAGCACCAGCACCCAAAACACGCGACGGAATTGTCATTAAGCGCCGAGAATAGATACCCAAACGGTCGGGCTGATACCAACAAAAATACGACGTTTCGTTGTTGCAATCGAAACAGACGCAGCGCCGTCAATCGTTGAGCCGGTGGCCGGGTAAACAGTCAAAGTATTTGCGCCATCGTTTGCAACCGTCATTATTGCGCCGGCTTCAGCAGGCAACAATTTAACGCCAGTTGACGATGCAGTTGTCGATACTCGATTGTGAACGGCGGCAAGTTGTAGCGCATCGGTAGTGGATGAGCCAGCAGCGGTCAGCGTGTTGCCAACATCACCGCAAATCGTGGTCGAAAGCAACGGGCTTGAGCCAGCTGCCAAAACGCGGGAGGGGAGCGACATATTCTTTATTCCTTAAAAAAGGGCGGGGAATTAACCCCGCCCAATATTTACACCGACGCTTTGCCAAACCACGCCACATCGCCGCTCACCAGAGCGACAGCGGGGCTGGTGTAAGCGCCACCAGACGCGGCAACCAGAAAGGTTGTTGCGTTGATATCGCACACAGTGGTTGACGCTGAGATCGAAGCATTAGCCTGCGCAAGCACATAACGCTTGCCGTCAGAGCCAAAAACCTGAGTCCCCAGCGGGCCAAAAGTCGGCACAGCAGTGCCGGCAGAGTTGGTATTGGTCGGAACAATATTGTTCAGATCAACACCAATCAGCGGGGTTACTGAATAAGCCATAATTATTTCTCCTTAATTTCTAAAAATTACGCAATCAGCACACCGCTAAACTGCGGACCGCTTGAGCACATATTACCCGCCCAGCCAATCAGTTTAACAATCGCGTCTTGATTAACCGCTTGGCGCTCGCCGCCAATCGGCACGAAATTCCGGTCAACGTGCGGCCGGAAGAAAATATATTTCGTGTTCAAGAACCACATATGATTGGCAGTGGCAGCAGAACCGATACCGCCGTCAAGCACAACGTCGGAAGCCATGCCCGCGCCGTAATACTTCAGCGAAGCAAAGCCAGCGCCGGCCATCGAGGAACCCGAATCAGAGATGCGCTGAATGGATTGCAACGACTGCAGATACAGACGGTAATAGTTGTTATCGGCAACGATCAAATCGGGCTTGTCGGTGCCGCGGATCAGCTGAACAGCAACCGCATCCATATATTGCTGGATGTTGGAAGCAGTCACGGCAGCGCCGCCGTTCGTCACGCCGGAATAAGCAACCGAACGCCAAAACGACCACGTGGCGCGGTTAATGCCGCCATAGGTGCCGGTGCTGGGGCTATCCGGCACAGCAGCGCCAAGGCCGGTAATGTTTTTGCCAGAGTTGCCGGTGCCGTCCAGGTAAATGTCCGAACCGATACGGTTCATCAGCTGCGCTTCGGCAACGTTCATGCGACCGTCCAGCAGGTCGATAATCGCTTCCTTGCCGCTGTTCTGGATCATCTCCAGACCGCTGATCGAAACCGCCGCCGCATATTGCGTAATGCTGAACTGCGCCGCGCTGATCGGGCTGTTTTGGCTGACGTTCAACACTTCATAGCCGCTATAGCTGTTGGTGTTGTTGGTCGTGCTGTCGTTATACATCACCTCTTGCAAAATGACGTTACCGCCGGAAAACGTTTTGACGTTGCCACGTTCTTTAAGGCGGCGCAGAAGCGCGTTGTTATTTGTAACGTTATCGGCCAGCTCACCCGAACGACTTTGAATGTTAGTCGCAATGATGTCGCTGATCGAGCTATTGGCAAAAGCCATAATTAAAGCTCCTAAAAAAAATTATCAGAGTCGGTCGCTAATATTGTCGAATTGTTCGGCAAGTAACGACCGGCGATCTTGCGCTTTGGTATTCGTAACCGTTCCGGGTGTGGAACCTTTAACGCTCACCGCTGCCGCCCTTGCCCGTTTAGCCGCGCTATTCGCTTGAGCTCTTTTTTCTGCATCAACTTTAGCTTGTTGGCTTTGTTGAACTGCATCAAAAAGTTCTGGATTAAGGCGTATTGCTTTTTCGTACGCATCTTCAAGATCGCTTGCCATGCCGCTTTGTAAAAGCTGGATCATGGTCGGGCGCGCTTCTTCAAAATGCTCGGCCTTTTGGCTGAAATTGTTGATTTCGCCCAAAAGGGCCTGGTTCTGTTGTTGCTCTTGCTGTTGTTTCCAGCCCATCACTTCGCCACGAACATTATTTAATTCGTTTTGAAGTGCGTAAATTGTCGGATCAACATTAACCTGTTGTGGCAGGTCGTTGCCCATTTCGTTTAAATTTACACCGTACGACTGCGCCAGTCTAGCAAAATATTGACGTTTTTCCTGCGGCGTGCTATAGCGCAGCGCGTGGTCGGCCTCCATCAGTGCCTTGACCGCTTTCGGCGCGTCAATCCCCAGCCCTTGTATGGTGGTCATGTAAGGGCTCAAAACCTCCTGCATTTGGTCGGCAAACTGTGCTTTTGTCAGCAACGGCTCAACGCCGGCCTTCATTTCGTTTTCGCGCTGCCATGCGTATTGTTTTAGCCTGTCATCGGCGGTTTGCCAGACTTCGTGATAGTCCTTTTTCCAGCTTGCCGGTGGCCGACGCCATACCGGCTCATCATCCGGTTTTGCCTCAGCCGGCGCGGCTGCGGTCGTTTTGGCAAATTTGCCGGTTTCATCGCGCGGCTTTTCGGCTTGAGCAGGCTGCGACTGCGCCGGCTCTGGCGCAGCGCTTTCTGCCTCATCAAACTGCTTTTCTAGCAATTCACGGCGCGCATCTGGATTTTCGACTGGCACTATCTCATTCAAGTCTGGCATTTTTGCTTCTCCCTGTGGGGGTTGGTTTAACGACGGGTGAAACGTAAATCATCTCGCGCTTTGGCGAGTATTTTATTAGCCTGGTCATGCGTCATATTGGCAAGCTGTGCGCGCAAAATCTCACGGCGGTTGTCTTTTACCTGCGCCGCGGGCTTGTTTTCCATCTTTTCGTTGCCGATTTCGATGCAATTATGTTGGCGCAAATGATCGCGGTGCTGGCTGCGGCTCGTAATCATGCTGCCGTCTGCCATGGATTTATAGGGCTGGATATCCGGCATCACGATCGGCGCCAGCGGATCTTGATAACTGTCTGTTTTCTCAATCAGTTCGCCATTGATTTGCACGTAGCTTTTTCTCATAATAGTGTCAAAACGTCCTCATCATCCATTTCTAAGTGCGTTTCCCAAATCCGCTGCACTCTATCAAGATCAGCAAATAATGCGTCAAAATTGATAGTTTGCTTGATAGGCGCGGCTTTTGTTTTTGACCTTGTAACGACGTAAGGCGCGGCAATTTCTTCGGCGATTTCCGGCCGCCCCTCGACAATTCGCTCAAAAGCATCAAGAATTTGTTGTTTTTGCTTTTTCCTGAGTTTTTTATCGCGTTCTAGCTGCTCTTTAAACCGGCGCCCATCGTGCGTGTCATCAATAAGCAAGATGGGTTGCGGGATGAATGTAACATCGCCCACTTGGCCGCTTGCACTATTGCCTGACAGCGCAACCGTAACGACCAGTCCGACATTACCAACGGCGCCGGTCGCTTCTGTGCCGGCAATCGGAACTGTTGTAGCCTCGCCCTCAGTGCCGACTTGTCCTGTCGCTTGAACACCTGACAGCGCAACCGTAACAGTTGCGCCGACGCTGCCCGGAGAGCCTGCGGCAGAGTTGCCGGTAACAGGCAGCGAATCCCATAGGGCCGCATCCCATGTGCCGGTGTCCCAAGCGCCTTGTGCCATGTGTTAGGCAATACGAATCAGCGCGTTGCTGGCGTCATTGGTCGGCATGGACAGAACAAAAGTGCCGGCGGTAATGGTTTGCGCGCCGAAAGTATGCACGCTGATCGCTTTGTTAGATTGAGTGCTGTTATAGACCAGCACGCAATCAAAAGATGTGGTCAAAGTGACGTTTGTATAAGTAAAACTGGCGCTAGGCGTCCAATAGGCTGTGGTTCCGCTTGATGTGGGCGCTGTGGCGTTTGTGGCCGTTATGCCACCCGCACTATATCCGGCGCCGGAAACCTCGCCAGTGACGCTATACGCAGTCGTGGCGGCCCCTAACGATGCACTTGCCAAATATAACGCCGCCTTGATTGTGTCTGCGCCTGTTCCGGCTCGGGTAACGGTTGTTCCCAGCGCGTGAATACCGCTGAGAATTTCAGATTTAAAACTGGTGCACATTGCTTGAGAATTGGCCATCTTAGAAACTCCCTGCTTCGGATATTGAAATGATCGGTTTTTTTAACCTGACGTGCGCGGATCTGTGCACCAATTCACCGGCCAGCCAATATTCCACCCAAGTGGTGTTTTCGTTGTCGTTGTCAATGGCTCCCTCTCGCTTTTCAAGCAGCGAATCGTCTATTTCGCCTTTGGTAGTATTTACGATCATGCTGCCACCTCAACGCCGATAGCTTTGCCGTCAGGGCCGCGCAGGATGCGTTTAGGCGCTGCCAGTGCTTGCATTACGCCGCCAATGCGGTTCATCGTTTCTCCATGCATGTTGGCCATGTTTTCGTGCATTTGCGCCATGTTGTCGATCGCCGCCCGCACGTTTTCGCCGAGTTCTGCGGTAACCTTTTCCGATGCCGCTTGCTGCGCTTCAATCAGCGGGATATCGAGCCCAGGGTTAGCGCCGATACGTGCCACCATGATTTTGGTTGCGGCCTCGAGCTCTGCTTTTTCTTTTGCCGCTTGCATTTCCATGTTTTTGAGCTGGCTTTCAAATTGCAGCTTTTGTTGCTCAAGTTGCGCAGAATGTTGCATTTTCATTTGCTCAATTTGCATGTCCGCTTGCGCCTTGGCTTGCGTGATTTGCATATCGGCCTGCATTTTTGCTTGCGCGGCTTGCGTATCAGCTTGCATGCGCATCTGATCGGCCTGTTGCTGCGCTTGCAGCTTGATCATTTCGGGATCTGGCTTTTGTTGTTGCGGGACGGCTTGTTTTTGCTTCATCTGCTCAAGAGCCACATCAAGCACGCCCTCAATCGGTTTTGCCTGTTTAAAGCCGCCGATGCCGAATTTAATCAATTCTACCAACATCGGCACCAGTTCCGGCGATTGCTGGCCAACCGGCAGCGCTTCCTTCATAAAGCCGCCAAAGGCGGTCAGGAATTCAACGCGGTCGCGTTTGTTTTGCTGCTCGTCCAGCTGCACCAAGCTGTCTGCATCAACCTCGATGCGGAAATTCCGCAACGGGTTGTTTTGCATTAGCTGCATGGCTTGCGGAATCATCTGCTGGTCAGGCTGGCTCATCTGGCCGGCAGCGGCATACGCCAGAATCGTTTGCGGCTGGAATTTACTGCAAATGACCTGCGCTTTAAGCCTTATCAGTTCGCTGGCAAATAGCGCCACTTCTTCCTGCATGGATCTGAGTCGCAGGCCGGCGTATTGCCCTTTGATCTGCTGGGCGGTCGCAGTCTCACTCGCCGACGATGCGCCGCGAATAATGTCAGAAATGCCGGTAATCTCGTAAATCTGCGCCTTGATTTCGGTGCGCGCCCGATAGCATTGCAGCAAAGCATTTGCCAGCTCATCAATCGGCAAAATATCAATGCTGCCTTTAAGGCCGTTCTTTTCAGTAAACGCCATCCATTTGTCGACCGGTATCAGCGTGTTGTTGTCGCCTTCGGTCAACAGCCGCTGCAAAGCCGGCTGGCTGGCATCGTAAACGCCGCGGATGCGCAGCGCCTTGACAAGCCCGTCAATGCGATCGCTCAGAATGTCCAGTTCGTTGGCCTGATCTTGATACAACACAAAATCCGGCACCGGAATCAGCGTATCGCTGGTCGTTGTGCTGTAGAGCGGTTTTGCGCAGGGGAAAAAGCCTTCAAGCTCAAGCGGATCATCGCGCTCGTCGATCAGCTCATTATAGTTTTTGGTGAACCAGTAAACTTTGCCGGTTTCTTTGTCCCACAATTCGCAGATTTTGGCGCGTGTGCGCTCTTTGTTGCTTTGGCCATAAGTTTTAAGCGTTTCCGGCCCTGAATCAAGCGGGATTTTTTTGCCCACATCGCCAAAACGTTCTATCAGCGCGTCGCGCGTCATGTAAACCCAGCGCCAAACGCAGGTTACTTCCTCCCAAGTGCGCGCGACAGAATGGCCGAAATCCTTCCAATGAACGTAATCGGTTGGCGCGCATTCGTATTCGATTTCCTCTTGCGGCTCGGCTTCGCCTGCGGTGTAGTTTTGGTTCTCGGGATTCGGGGCGCCCTCGGGGGTCTGACCTTCTGCTCGCTCATTTTCAATGTCCTCGGTAATTTGTAACCCGTCCTCGGGAACATCAAGCGTTTTAACGTGCGGCTCATAACGCACCCAGGCGGTGCCGCGGCCCCCGAGAAAACGATCTTCGACGGCATAGCGCATCGTGGCGCGAAAGTCTGGGTAATGCTCGATTTCGTAATCAAGGGCGCGCTCAATCAGTTCTGACGCCACGCGGCCGACGGGATCGTTATCGCCGAACCGGCGCTCTGCCACCGCTTTGGGCAGCTTTGCGTAAACGGCAGGCACGAGCGTTTGCACGTTTGACCACAGAATATTGAATTTTGCGGTTTCGTTCGTGTGCTGGCTGCGGTTATCGTCTCGATACCGTTTGACAATCTTTTCTGCGCGCGCTTCCCATTTTTTGAATTCGTTGTCGTATTGACTAACGATATTCAAGTATTTCTGCACGCCGGTTGCGATGGCTTCCATTTATTCTCGCTCTATAATTTTTGGAATTTTGTCATCAAATACGACAAAGTTACTTGTGCCTGCGCCGCCTGTTCTGCTGCCGCCGTCTAGGTAGCGGATACCGGGAATGCCAAGTTCACGCAACTTTTGTGCGGCCATCTTCTCAACTTGAGGGCCGCTCATTTCTGGCGAAGTTTTAAGGCTATAAGCGAAATCGTTATATGCTTTTTGTCCACTCGTAAGCATTTGATCTCCTTTAATGCCTGCTGCGGCAAACGCCTTCTTCACATTTTCCGGTTGTTCACTCAGCGGCTTATCCCAATCCAGCATCTTCGCTATGTGTTCGTCGGGGAGGTCTACTTTGTAAAAGCTCCCAGACAGCCGAGCATTTGCTTTATGAAGCCCTTTAAGTTGCTTCAAAACTTCTTCTTTTGGCGCACCAAGATATTTTGGATCAAGATTGTTTAGAGCAAATTTCGCATCTGCAAGATTTGGCTTGTTCATCCAAATTTGCCCGGCGATTTG